GCCGGCGAGTTGCCCGGCACGCCGACCGCCCCCAGCGGGGCCGACTCGTCGATCATCCAGCCGTCCACCGCCCCCGCCAGGCCGCTGGCCGGATTCCGCATCGTCAGGCCCAGCGTCCCGCGCACGAGCTGCTCGCGTATGGATTCGCTGCCGGCCACGACGGCCGCCTGAAGGCCGGCCGCCAGGACGACGGGCGCCTTGCCGGCCGCCTCGCGGTGGCGCCTGATGGCCCCGCGCGACGCGGCGGTAACCTCGAGCGTCAGCATCATTTCACACCGCCCGCCGGTTCGCCGTTTCTTGTTCCGAAAATAAGCATCTCTGCGTCCTCTGTGCCTCTGCGGCCCGGCCGCTAACCCATCCACCGCCTGTAGGCGGACATCGTGTCCTTCACGAGGGGCAGCAACTGATCCTGGGCGTAGGCCGAGACGCCGCCGCCGGCGGAGCCCATTGAGGAAAGGCCCAGCTGATCGCGCCGCTGCCAGGTGAAGGATGACTGCGTGATGCACGCCTCCGCGATGTCGTCGGGCAGGGCCACCTCGCCGGCCGCTACCGTCCAGTGATCCTCGTCGTCCGGCGGGGCGTCGGTGCCGCCCGTCACGTCGGCGGTGCAGTCGTAGACGCCCCCGGCGTAGCTGGCGCGGTCGCCGGCCGCGTAGTCGGCCCCCGGCACCCACGCCGGTGCGTCCGTCGGCGGCGTGTAGCCGCCGACGTAGACCACCTGGACGCACTGGCGGCCCTTGAGCCACCAGCCGATCCGGTAAAGGGCGCCCACGTACGGCTCGACCTGGTAATCCTCGTTTTCGGTCAGCGCGCCGGCGTCGTCGAACGCCCCGTAGAGGGCCTCAGTGACGCTCGCGATCGACACCACCGGCCAGGCCGGCAGGTGGAGGATCTCCGTGCGGGGCTCCCAGACGTTCAGCAGGGCCGTCAGCGAGACCTTCTCGAGGCAGGGCCTGCCGGCGTATGTCCGCCCCGCCGCGCCGGCCAGCTGGGCCGAGACGCCGGTGAGTATGCCGTTGATCAGGCCGTCCTGCCGCGTGTCCGCGGACCCGATGGAGTTTCGCATCTTGAACTGCGCCAGTGTCGCAAGCATCTTGTTGCCCTTGCCTTAGGTTAGGGGTTAGGGGTTAGATGTTAGGGCGGCCCGGAGGCGAAGCATCACCTCTAACATCTACCCTCTAACCGTCCGCCTTCAGGCGGACTTGTTCTTCCCGCCGGCGACCTGCTTGTCACGGGGCGGTAACGTCTGTTTCTGCTCGGGCTTTTCGTCCGGCTTTTCGCCGGTCTTCTCGTCGGCCATTTCCGTGTCGTCTTTCTCGGCCTTGGGCTCGTCGATGATCTCGACGTCGCCGCCGTGGGCGATGGCTCGCTCGCGGCGGATCACCGCCTCGGTGGGCGTGACCTTCTTGCCGTCCACGAACGGCCGGTGCGCCACGCCGCCGATGCTGATGGCCTTGTGCACGAGGACGCGCACCAGGTCGTTCGGGTCGCCGTGCTGGCTCTTCTGTTTTGCCATGTCTGTCTCCCGGCCTCGGCCCCGCACCAATCTGCACCAGACTGGTGCGGGGGTTCGGCCATCTGATCCCAACTGTCAGGGATGAGGTTGTGTTACGCCGCCTGCTACGACGGCGCGGTGATTACGGGCGGGGCGGCCACGCCGGCCGTGCCCAGTATGATCCAGCCGGTGGTCGCATCGACGAACATCAGCGTCGCCACGTCGCCGGCGTCGGCGAAGACAATAGTAGCGAAGCCGCTGCACGTGGTCGGCGTGAGCGTCCCGTCGCCGGTGCCGTCCACCACGAGCGTAATGGTCAGGACCTGGCCCACCACGCCGTCGGCCAGCGTGAGGGCTTCGGCGTCGTTGCCGGTGGTCTTGGCCACGTAGGCGTGCGTGACGGGGATCGCCAGGGAATCGGCCGCCGACGTGGTCGCCCCGTTGACCGGGACGTTCGTCTCGACGTTGGAGGCCAGGACGATGACCGTGACGCTCTCGTCGGCGCCGCTGGCGGCCGTCAGGGCGATCGCCGCGACTCTCTGCGTGGAGGAGTCGCCGGCGTCCAGGACGAACGCCTTGCCGCCCGTGCCGCTGGTCAGCAGATCGCCGACGGCGATCAGCTCGCCGGACGTTACCGTCGTCTGCGTGCCGGCCGGGGCGTAGCGCGTAAAGGCACCCGCCGCCGCCGTCATCTCGCAGACGCCGACCACCTTGTCCGTTACCGCGCTGGTGGCGACGATGGTGTCGGCCGCCGAGAGCTTGACGAACAGGCCCTTGGTGACCCCGCCGCTGCCGGCGACGGCCCGGGCGGCCCCGACCACCGGCGTTGCCGCCTGCGTCGGCCCGCCCACAAACGGCGGCAGCGTCACGAGTCCGATTGCGACGATCAGGAGGATCGTGCAGATTGCTCCAAGTGGAAAACGTTTCATCTTGTTTCTCCATGCTCAAAAGGTTCCCGCCACTAACCGGGGCGGTATCGGGTTCTTGGTTTGCGGCATGCCGGTTGGTTCCCGGCCCGGCGCCGGGAGGTATTCAGTTGTTGGGCCGCCGCTAGGCCGCTGCGGTCTTGGCCGTGACAATCGCGTCGGCGTCCTGCTCCTGGATGTCCAGGTGCATGATGCCGCGAACGACGGACATGTCGGACTCGAAGAGCGCCTGGTCGCTGCGGGCGATCTCGATGTCGCGGAGCATGCCGACGATGTGCGACTTCCTGAGGTCGCCGTAGAAGGCGTACTTGCTCCCGGGGGTCGCGGTGACCGTGGCGGCGGCGGGCATCCGGGGGCTGACATCGTAGGGGTAGCCGTCGATCGTGCTGGGCTCCTTCACGTCGCCCCGCAGGTACAGCGGGTTGCCGTTGTCGTCCTTCAGGGCCCGCAGCACGCCCTGGACGCTGATCGACATGCCCCACTCGGCCTCCTGGCGGCCGTAGGCGACCGTCATGCCGGCGATCACGCTGGACACGTCCGTGCCCGTGATCGCGGCCATGGTCGTGTGCGTCGCGGTCGCCGCGACGGCGGTGATGTTGGCCGACTGGAGGATCCCGGTGATCCCGCCGTAGGCGGCCGTCCCGTCGCCGTTGACCAGGGCGTCGTCGATGGCGTAGCTCATCGCGTACACGATCTCGGTGGCCAGGAAGTTGCCGAGGTCGATCAACAGGGCCGACCTGTTGAACTCGTTCGGGTAGGCGACCAGCGCCATGAGCTTCTCGGCCGTCAGATTGACCAGGTCGAACGTCGGCGTCGAGCGCGTCCCCTGCGTGGCCGGGGCCGTCCAGTAGGCCGTCAGGCCCGCCGTCCGCTTGGGGATCTTCACCGTGCCGACCGTCAGCAGGGGAATCCGCCGGCACTTGGTGAACAGGACGCCCTCGGCCTCGACGTTGCGTATGAGCTCCGCGCGGAACTCGTCGGGGATCACGTAGGCGCCGGAGGCGTCCACGTCCACGTCCATGTCCTTGCGGACGCTGTCGGCGATGTCCTTGATGAAGGGGGGCGTGTCGTCTTTGCGCCCCAGCAGCCGCATCGTGCCGTCCACCATGTAGGCGCCGAACCGCCGGGCGGTCTCGTCGTCGAGGAAGGCCCGGCCGTCGGCGAGCATCTCGCGGCGGGCGGACTTGCCGTTGGGGATGCGGATCGCCCCGCCCGAGAGGCTCAGGCCCATGCGCTGCATCCGCCGGATCTCGGCGGCCTGGGCGTCGATCTCCTTGCGGAGCTGGTCGGCCGCCTCCTGGATCGTCTTGACGGCTTCCGCCTGGTCGCCGAGGCCCTTGGCCTGGTCGAGTTCGGACTCGATGGCCTTGAGGTCCTTGGCGAGCTTCCCATCGTCGCGTTCGCCCGGCGGAACCGTCGCCAATGCGATGACCGCGGCGAACATTTTCAGGATTTTTTCCATGATGCACCTTTCTTGTCAGTGTTGTGTCCTGGCCAGGAGGGATTTCCTGGCCTCTCGAACCGCGTCTGATTCCGTCCCGTCTTCCGCGCCGCCCGCGTCCTTGGCGGGGTCGCGATCCCCGGGCCGGGACGTTTCCGTTTCGGTTTGGTCCCCGGGATCGCCGCCGCCGTAGACGTCGTCGGGCAGGATGGATAGCACGTCCTCGTGATAGTCTGAAAGCTGCCGTTGAAGGGCGCTTATTTGCTCGATAATGTCCGTTTGACCGCCCGGCGAGAGCTTTTTGGCGATGGCCTCGGCCAGTGCGTCAATGGCCTTCTCGCCCTCGGCCTGGTCGTAGCCGAAGGCCTTTGCGAACTTGGCCTGGAGGATCTGGATCGCCTCGCGGTTGGACGGCGCCGGCACGCCGGAGATCTCCAGAAGCTCGATCTCCGTGTAGACCCTCAGGCGGTCGTCGTCCTTGAGCCCGGCGGCCTGGAGAATCGGGCGGATCTGGGGGAACTCGCGGGCCAGGTCCTCGGCGGCCCCGTAGACCCACCGGCGCGGGTAGAAGCCGATGGAGAACGCGATGCCCTTTCCCTTGGGATCGCTGGCGAGCTTCCACCAGTCCTCGGCCGTGTCGCCCAGGGCGAAGCGGAACTTGCAGATCACCTCGGCCTTCGTGATCCTGGCCTCGATGACCCAGCCGATCTGCGTGGGCTTGCCGCCCGTGCCGCGGTGGGTGTGGGCAGCCAGGAAGGGGGCGTTGGAGGCCATGAACGTCGGCAGCGTCCTGGCGAACGCCTCCGGCAGTATGATCTCGCCGTCGCGGTCAATGTTGATCGTGCTGGCCACGCCGTCAACGGTCCTTCCGGCCAGGTCCACGCCCTTCGTGCAGCCGGGGATGAAGCGGTTTTTGGCCACGTGCTCGTCGCTGTCTCTTGGGATCTCGCCCTTCTCGATGTTAGTCGCGGTCGTCAGGCTCATGGTCTTTATCCTCGTTCGCGGCGGCCCGGGCCGCCGTCATGTCGGCGTATCCGTAGAAGCCCCGCACGGCGTAGTCGCGGAGGGCCTCGGAGAATGTCGGGGCGGACTTGCCGCCCTGGCGCTGCCGCTTTGCGATCTGGACGCACTGGCAGTTGACGCATTCATCGACGTGGCCGCTGGAGAAGTCGCGCGGGTAGAGCAGGCCCTTGCCGTTGACGATGAACCGCTCGCCCAGCGGGATCGGGTTTTTGGCGTAGACGCCCTCGGCGGCCACGTGGGCCGGGCGGCGCTCGCCGGGGCCCCGCGAGTGCAGCCACCACTTGTGCGTCATGCCGGCGGCCAGGTGGCCGCGATGCCTGCTGGCCGACAGCGTCTGGCCGACCGTGTTCCTGGCGACGGTCATCGCCGCCGCGCGCCGGTTGCCCATCACGGACTGGACGCGGTCGGCCAGGCGCCGGATGTCCTCGCCGGCGGTGAGCCCCGAAGTCAGGCTTCGCCTCAGTATCCGCCGCGAGGCGTTGTCGATCAGCGTGCTGAGACGCACCGCCTCGCCCTGAATTTCGGCCGTGATGGCGGGATTGGCCGCCAGCGCCCCGACCGCCTCGTCGAGCGCCTCGGCGGCGAAGCCGCCCTCGTGAAGGGCCTGGCGAAGGCCTAATTCGTTGGCCTCGGTGATGAAGGCACGGACCCGCTTGCGGAAGCCGGCCTTGGCGGGCGGGTCCTCGAACACGTCGAACAGGACGCGGCCGACGATCTCGCCGGCGTCGTCCTTGCCGAGCTTCCGGCCGTAAGCGTTGTGGACCGTCAGGTACTTCTTGAGGGCGGCGAGAACCGCCCGCTCCTGGCGGGAGTAATGACCCCTGAGGAAGCCGCGCATCGCCCTGGCCAGCGGCGTCCACGACCTGGCCCACGCCTGCCAGACGCGCTCGGCTGCGGCCTTTGCGAAGGGCAACTCCCATTTCTCGGGGTGCATCGTTACCTTATGGAAGATCCAGCCACTTTTGCCCTCGGCGTTCTCCGCGTTCTGGGCGGTTTCACCGGTCGGCTGATCGAGCTCGTCGTTTCCGGGCGCCGAGGGCCCCTCGTCAACGGGCTCGGTCACGTTGCCGCTCGCGGCCTCGGCGGCGGGCACGACGTTGACCGGCAGCCAGCCCAGCCGGTGCTGAGGCCGGGCGGGCAGGCCCAGGTCGAAGCGGGCGTTGAGGTCCTCCATCGGCACGCCCTTGGCCCAGAGGCTATCGACCGTCTTCATGTTCGCCAGCCGCATCTTCTGGACGATGGGCACGTCCTCGACGTCGGCCCAGACGTCCAGGCCGCCGGCGAAGCGGGGGGCCAGGTGCACCTCGACGCCCTCGGCCAAGCCGGCCAGCAGCGGCATGACGGTGTCCTGCCAGAACCGCTCGAGCTCGTTGTCCGTGTAGGCGGCCGAGTCGCCGGTGGTGCCGAAAAAGCCGGCGACCGTGGGCGGCACGCCGAAGACCGCGCAGATCTCCATGCGCGTCAGCTGCTTGCCCTCAATGAACTGGAGGTCCCGCATCGTGGTCGCCGTCGCGTCCCACTTCATGCCGCCCCAGAGTACGGACATCTTGCGGGCGTTTGCCGCCCCGCGATGCCGCTGGTTCCATGACGTGCGGATCTGCTCGTCGGCCTCGGGGGTGAACTCGGCGTCGGTGGTCAGGACGCCGCCCGGCTCGGCGGAGTTGCCGAACATGGCGGCGTTGTAGAGGCTGGCGTTGTAGTCGCTGACGATGGCCAGTGCGGCCGGCGTGCGCGGGGCCAGGCCGGCGTGCGGATCGTCGGGGTCGAACATCTGGAAGGTCAGGCATTCGTCCAGCGTCATCGGCGCCAGGCCGCCGCGAGGCTTGCGGACCTGCCAGCCCAGGAGCTTCTCGACGGTGCCGGATGAGTCCTTGACGGGCCGGGTGGCCCGGCCGCTGACCACGTACATGGTCAGCGGCCTGCGGCCGACCATGTCGTCGAACAGCCAGTGCACCCGCCCGTGGTTGACCAGCACGCCGAACGTCTGCATGGCGAACTGCGGCCAGGTCTGCTCGGGGTTGGGCCTCTGGAGGAGGTCGAACAGCGGCCCGCCCTCGACGATCTGACCCTCGGCCGCCCGCGTCGCGGCCTTGGCGCCCGCCGCCGCCGGGGGCCTCTGGTGGCGGTG